TTATTACTGATGACGACCCTGATAGAATAGGGATAGATGTATCAGAGGCGGTTCATGTCGTATGGATAAGAAAAGAGGATTTTCTGAAGATTGCAGAAATGATTAAAAAGGAGGCAAAAAAATGAAATACATACTCTTGCACAGAAATGAGGGGGGAGCAACACCCCCTTTCATTCATGTTGAAACATTCGATGAGCCACCGAGCATTAAAGAATTGAAACAATTAAAATACGGCGCTGGCCTCCCTCCTGGCAAATACATTCTCATGGAATACAGGGATGGCAAATACAAAATGAAACTCTATTCGATACTTGTCTATTTCGAGCAGGAAGTAACAGGATGGTATAGGCAATCATTACTCCCATGGAAGCCGAAGGTGGCGAGGGTTGAAACGGTAAAAAAATACAAACTTACAATACGTAAAAAAGAGGTGAAAAAAATGAATGAAAAACAAGATATCATAATGAAGAAAATAGATGAAATGCTGGAACAGAATTTGACGCCACAATATTTGGTGATATGGAAAAAATATAAGATATTCCTCGAAATTGCAATGAAACGATGTGAGGATTACTCCGATGATGCTAATGGACAACCATCGACATTTCGAGGATTACAAATATGCTGGACAGAACGACCAGAGGTTATAGAGGTATATTAACGTAAATACTAAAAACAACAGAGAGATAACATATTGAGGGCGGTAATCTTTCCTCCTTTCATGGTTTGCCTCCACAGACCTTGTTTTGCTTTGCCGCCCTCTCCCCCACACCATGAGGGCAGGGACAGGGTTTTTCTCAACTCCGAGCATGGACATTTTTCGCCCTGCCCTCTCCTTTTTGTTTTATCGCAAAATTAATAAGTCAGTTAATCCTTTTATTTATTGCTGATAATGGCTAATAAAGCAATAAATTACCTGTCAATTCCAATTCCAGAGGATAAAAAACCAGAGGAATATACATACTTGGAAAGGAGAGCGGAGATATTGCATATCATTTTGAAATACGGAAGCCCTTACTATTACACCCAGCAGACATTAGCGAAACGTTATGGGGTAACACAATCCCAGATAGCCCAGGATATGAAGGCAATCAAGGAATACATCGAAGAGAACGTTGGCAAGGACATAAGGGCGGTAACGGATGCCCTTTATAGAGCCGCAATCCAGAAAGCAATCAAAGATGGAGATTTCAAGACCGCCATAACATTTGTTGAAAAGTGGAATAACTGGCTGTGGAACATCGGAGCAGTGGAAAAAGAGCCGCAAAAGATAGAAATAAATCAATCAAACGCCGTGATAGATGAAATCATAAAGGAAATAAGGGAGCAGGATGATGCTGAACAATCTGCCGAAGGAAAAGATTAAATTCCTTCTTGAACACCCGAGAGGCATCGTTAAACTTTATTTCAAGAATGCAGACGGAAGCCCCCTTGTAATCACACCAAATCAGGAACGCATAGTTAAAGCCCTTTTACTCAAAAGACCTGACAGATTGCTCATTTGGGCTACAACACGATGGGGCAAATCTCTTGCAATCGCATTGGGAGCGATACTTGCCGCCGCCCTGCTTCCAAATGAGAAAATAAGGATAATAGCCCCAACAGAGCAATTATCAAAAGTTATCATGGATTACATTTTATTGCACATTTTAGACCACGAAGATTTAACGAACTCACTAACGCTGTCAGCCGCAAGAACAGAAGAAAGGTTAAGACAGCAATTATCAAAGGAACGTATAACATTCAGGAACGGCTCGGAGATAAGCATTCTATCCGCAGGAATAGGCACGGAAGGGCGTTCATTGCTTGGAAGGGGCGGAACTATCATTATTGTCGATGAGGCAGAGAGCATACCTCCCGAACTCATTAAAACAAGGATTATGAGAATGGCAGGAGAAACGCCCGATAGCATGGTGGTGTGCATAAGCAATCCTGTCTATCGGGGCTTCATGTATGAGATGCGGAATAATGATAAATGGCACAAGATAAAGATTGATTGGAAAACGGCGGTAAAAGAAGGCAGAATTTCACAGGCATTCATTGATGAGATGAAAACAAATCTCACACCGCAGGAGTTTAAAGTGTGGTATGAGGCAGAATATCCCGAAGATATGGATAACACATTGATACGGTGGGAATGGATAGAGAGAGCTACAAAAGCGAAAGTGCCAAACGATGAGATAACCTTACGATTGATAGGTGTGGATTTGGCGGCAATGGGAAGGGATTTAACCGTTCTGGTAGATATGGAGCAGACAGGCGACTTTTTCAATATCAAGAACGTTCTATCATGGGGCAAAACCGAAATGGCGGAGAGTGCAGGAAAGATAATCAATTACATGGAGCAAAACGGAATAACGAAAGCGAATGTGGATGATACCGGAATAGGCGGGCTTGCTTCATTGCTAAGAGAGCATAACGATGAGTGGCAGATACAGGGCATAAACTTCGGGGCAGGGGCAATAAGGCCGAATTGCATGAACATGAAGGCAGAAATCTATTACAATCTTCGAAAGGTATTCGAGGACAACAAAATAAGAATACCTAATCACGGCACGTTAAAGCAACAGTTAAATAATTTGCAGATGGAATTTACCAGCAACGGAAAGATAAAGATAAATGACGGGCAGAGCAAAAGCCCTGACTTCGCCGATGCCCTGGCTCTTGCTTGCTATGTGAGGAGGCACTCAGAACTTGTTTTAGGCAGAGGATTAAGGATTTTGCATTGAGTAAATATTATAAACAAAAGCAAAATAACCTATCATGGCATTTTGTCCAGACCCAGAGGACACTCCCGAAGTAAAAACATTGATGGATGGATTTTATAAATGGGCTATGAATATGGGGGTAACGTGGTTTTTCAGAACGCTAAAAAGAAGGATAAACACCAAAAAGGGCAGGGGCTGGAATAGACCATTTGTTGAAGAACTAAGGGATGTGGTAAAGCAATCATTAAGAAAGAGATACCCAGACGAGATGCCGAGAGGTATTCAACTTGTCGATAAGGCAATTGATAGCATAATGGTATTGGCGGATGATGACGATGTGTATTTTTACATTTTAAGAAATGCAGTCAGGGATATAATCGAACATAATTTTGATGTCCCACAGGGGAAAGGCTACTCCAAGGAATTGAAAAATAAAATTTATGGGAAAAAGAAGGACATCATTGTGAAACGTGAGTAAATATTATAAGTGAGTAACCGATTAAATCCTGATAAAATGGACATTCCAAATTTGAAAAGGATTAGAGAAACTTTTAGCCGTTTATCTCCGTTCAGAGCAAAAGAGGACATCGATTACCCCTCCGCCCAAATGTGGATGCAGAGGTTGATGATGGGAGGCACACACGGCGGCGACTTCTTGAAAGACATCTACGGAGATTACATTCTCACACCCCATGAGGAAATGTTTGAATGCGAAAAGATGAGCAGGGAGAACGCCTTCATCCAGACCGCCGCCGAAATACTCAAGGACATTCTCATAGGCAATGAACTCACGGTTGAGGCAGAGGATGACGATGAATACACAAAGGATTTTTATGACGAATGGATACAGAAGTCGGGCTACAAGACAGCATTAGGCGAGGCGATAGAGAACTTCATTAAACTTGGGAATGGTTACATCGAGATACTCCCGGGGCTGAAAACAGGCATTCCGAGAAAGGCAATACCCATACCGAGAGCATGGAAGATATGGATAATACCCGATGAGCAGGGAAAACTTCATTATTACGAGGAAGTGCCAAAGACATACAGGGGAAACGAAGCCGAAACGGTAAAGGTGAACTATGAGGGATACGGAAAATACAGAACGATAAAGGCGGTTGAATACAAAAACCCAGTTCAACATTTCAAATGGGGCATTTCTCACGTGCCGCATTATGGCAGAAGCCCGTTAGCCAGCGCAATAAGTGATAACAAAATCCTCAGAGAAATAGAGCGGGCAATGGCTGTTGTCGCAAGATACAAGGCAATTCCAAGGAAGTTAATCTCCATAAGCAATTCAGACGGCATGGGAATAAGCCAGAAGGAAATAGACAGCATAATAAAATACTGGAACAATTTAAGCGACCTCGAAAATCCTGTTATAGGCGGAAAGAAGATTGATTTGCTGGACTTATCCTATGCAGGGCAAGAACTGAACTATGACCCCATGATTTCATATCTCAAAAAGAAGATTACAACCGTATTAGCGCCCCAGTTTTATGTGCATGGAGATACGACCACCTACGCCGTTGCCCTCGAACAGAAAAACCTCTTTTATCTAACGGTGATGGCACGAAGGCAAATGATAGAGAAGCCGATAAACGATTTGCTTGAGGAAATACGGATAAAGCATAACTCCCTCCCTGTTGAATTAAGAGACAAGGATTGGCAACCGTTGAGGAAAGCATGGGTGAAATTCGGGGAATTTGACTTTGAAACGAAAGAGGAAGAAAGGGCAATGGCTTTAAATCTCTGGAACTCCGGACTTATGACGATTGACGAAGCAAGGCAGAAATTTGAACTCCCACCGATAGGAGATGAGCAGGGTGGTAATGCTTTCAAATGGGATATAACAAACCTGCAACCTATCCAGCAACCCATGAGCATAAGCCCAAGGGCGATAAAAGATGATAGAGAAAAGAGAAAAGGTTAGGGAAGCCCTGAACAAGAGATGGTGGGATACTCAATTAAGGATTTACCACCGAAAGATAAACAGGGTTAAGCATTATGGCACGAAAACATTGATGGAGAGATACGCCCAACTCATACAGGAACTTTTTAAGCCCTTCCATGAACGCCTGAATGAACTTTTATGGCAGGCAGAGGAAACCTTCAATGCAGACGTTAAAGAAGTGAACATAATCTCCTATATTCTCGGAAATCTCGGAAAAGTCAGTTTTTCATCTGTCGTTTTAAAAGAAGTTTATGGCATTATCGAGCAGACGTTTAACAGGGGCGCAAGGAGAGTGTTCACACGAACAGGGCAACAAATACAGGTTGGAGAGGTAAAGAATAAAGCCCCACTTGAAGCATTGATGCGCCAGCAAATAAACTATCTAAAAGACATGGAAGAAGACATAAGGCAGAGGGTAAAAGATATTTTGGTGGTTGATTTAAAGGAGGGCAAATCTCTCACTAAAATAAAGAAAGACATCACGGAAACAACCCAAAAGATAACACGGCACAGGGCGGAAACGATAGCCCGAAGTGAAATCATTAAGGCAAGCACGGAGGGAACGAAGCAGAGCATGAAGGAGGCAGGAATAGAAAAATACCTGTGGCTGACGGCGAGAGATAACAGGGTGTGTGATATATGCAGGGATAAGGAAAGAGGCAATCCATACAAATTCGATAGCCCCGATGCCCCGATGCCGGTAAGGGATAGCCACCCGAATTGCAGATGCACCATAATTGCGGATATTTGATAAGATGACGCTATGGCATGATATAAGGGATGTATTGAAAGGGCAAAAATACTTTCTATCAGCAGATGAAATCATAAAAAAACTTGAAAAGGCAGGGAGGCAATCACGGAGCGAAATAGTCAGACAGAAATTAAAGAAGTTATCAACAAACGGCGATGTGGTGAAACTCGAATGCTTAACAAGGCATGGGCGTTTATTTGTCTATATGTGGCATGAGGACTTCAAGAGATATTATGTAAATAACCCCTTATTCAAAGAGTAAATTTAACACGAAATCCCCCTACTTTTTGTTTAAAATATCAAAATTATTAACAATATTTATATATACATTTTGTATTTATGTTATGATGAAAGAAAATAGCGAATTACCATTGGATACAATTTTACAGGGCGATACCTTGCAGGTTCTTAAAACCCTTCCAGATAATAGCATAGATACGATAATAACATCTCCGCCTTATTGGGGCTTAAGAGATTACGGAGTAGAAGGCCAAATAGGATTAGAGCCAACGCTGGATTTATACATCGACCATCTTTTACAGATAACCGCCGAATTAAAAAGGGTGTTAAAGCCAACAGGTGTGATGTTTTGGAATCATGGAGATAGTTATGCAACTCAAAGTGGAAGTGGAAGGATTTATGATAATTTAGTTCCAGGATACGAGGAGAGAGCTGGCAGTAGTGGGCTGCGACATAGAAAATTAATTGAGGAGCAAGGTATCCCAAGAAAATCCCTCTTTCTTCAAAACTACCGCCTCATTCTCCGCATGATTGATGAGCAGGGTTGGATTTTACGCAATACAATAATATGGCATAAACCAAATCACATGCCTTCAAGCGTTAAAGACCGTTTTGCCAACGCTTATGAACCTGTCTTTATGCTCACGAAAAACAAAAAGTATTTCTTCGATTTGGATGCAGTGAGAGTGCCACATACATCTTGGAAACCAGCAGATATAAATGAATATAACAAGAATAAAGTTAAAAAATTTAATGGAAGTAACCGAGCAAAAAATCAGTATGGAAAAGACGAAGGAAATAGAGCAAGAACGATAGGATATTGGGATAAAATAAGAATGGGACACCCTTCTGGTAAAAACCCTGGCGACCTGTGGACAATTCCAACCCAGCCATTCCCCGAAGCCCATTTTGCTACCTTTCCAGAGAAATTAGTAGAGCCAATGATAAAAGCAGGATGCCCTAATACAGGTGTTGTTCTCGACCCATTCGCAGGAAGTGGCACAACGTTATATGTTGCCCGTAAATTCGGAAGGCATCATTTAGGAATAGAACTCAATCCCAGATACGTCAAGATGGCACAAAAACGACTTGCCAAATTCGGCGAAAGGTTGGATAAATTCATAAAAATTTAATTTGCATTTATAGAACGCCATGCTTCGGGCATTCATAATGATGGTATTCACTATCCCATACAAGCGGAAAGCCGCAATAAGGGCATTTTGCTATTGCATCGCACACGATAGCATTTAGCATGATAATAAATCTCATAGGTAGTATATACGCTTTTGCATTATTTATGCACAACCGTTTAAATCCAAGTAAATAATATAAGCAACAATCCAATTATAAGGTGATGGAACAAAAGGTTGTAATAACGGCTGAGAGTTTTAATGTAGAAGAAAAGACAGATGGGGCATTCAGAATTACAGGGCTGGCGTTACCATTCGGACAACGTTCACGGAACGGATTGACATACAACAAGGAGAGCATAATAGAAACCGCCGGCTTGTGGGTGGGACTTCCATCTCTCTTTAATCACGACCAAGACCGACCTATCGGGCATATTGAGAAGGCATGGATTGAGGATGACGGCTTGCATTACCAGATAAACGTGGATGAGGCAGAGGAAGCATTAGTCAGGAAATTGAAACGTGGCGACATTCCATTCGTGAGCATTCAGGCAATAGTGGACAAGACAACGGAAGATATGGATGGCGATGTCATGATAAAATCCCCCCTCGAAATATCAATATGCACGCTTCCCGGATTTCCGCAAACGAATGTCCAGACCCAGACACACAATGTTACGCTCTCCGTGGATAATCGCACTTTTGCGCCCGATGCCGAGACATACACCCAGATAATCCCTGAGGGGGCAATCGCAATCGAGACCTTCATCGGAACTGGAACTGATGAGAAGCCCGTGGTCAGCAATCCGACCGAGGATGTGGCAAGCGAACCCTTCGGAGATTACAAGGATTTTGACGATTGCGTGAAAAAGAACCAAGACAAGGACAGCCCCGAAGGATTTTGTGCATGGCTACACAAGAAAATAACGGGGAAATGGCCGTCAGAGCAAGCCCTCGCCAAAATTCAAGTAAATAATATAAGGGGAAATGAGATTAAGAATGATAACATGGCAGAAAATAATGATGAATTGGAAGCCCTCAAAGCGAAGATAAATTTGCTTGAGGAGGAAATAA